TTATTTTATAAGACGTATGCTCAACGCCTCGTAATTATACGGGAAACAGCAAGGTCTGCTTAACCTCACAGCAACTCCGGGAGGAGACTATGGCTAGACATTACAAACAAAGCCGAAAAGATCGTCGTGACGAATCTCGAGGCATGAAAAGATATGAAAGAGAACATCACAGACGTGATGAGCATCATAGAGATTCTCACGCACTGATGATGCCTCGTGATACAGCTGAACAAGGTAATGGAGAAGATACTCAACTTTACCATAAAGGCCGCGAATATTATGGCCCAGGCTATGGACACATTGCCAATATGCCACCCTATGCCGATCTGGGTATGTATCCAAAAGGTCGCAAATATCTTAAAACAGATGATTATCCAGATACCATTCAGGAAATTGATCGAGATAATGACTTTAACTACGGTCAAGTAGAACGTCATAGATCGGATTCAATGTATTAATGCTTAGGCCATCGGGAAAAGCAAAGAAAATTTACGACCATTTAATGAAAGGTGAAGACATGCCTAGAAAAAAGAAAAAACAAGGCTATGACGACCGGCTGGATGAATCTCTTGGAATGAGACACCGCGGACGTAAAAAACAATCCTTGAAAGCTCGAAGAGACGAGTCTAAGGGGGTAGAAAAAGCCTTTACGGGACACGCTTATGGGAAAGTTTCAACAATGGATAAGGGTCGAAAAAGATCCAAAAAAAAATAACGAACTTTTAAAAGCAAAAGCCCGAAGTCTTAATCCAGATACGAGAGTTTATGGCTAAAAAGAAAGCCTGCTGCGATTGTTGTCGCAGTGGGCATCCATGCAAAGAGAAGAAGAATGGCAAAATTATCAGAAAAAGTAAGAAAAGCCAGAAAAAAACCCGGCGGCAGTAACGTAGGGAAATATAAAAATGTCAAAAAAGGTGCGTTCTGTGGCCCAGCTGGTAATGCCCCTGCTGGCTCCTATCCGGTCAACACTAAAAAAAGGGCTAGAGCTGCTTTGGCTTATGCTCATTATGCTCCGAATCCATCGGGTATTAAGAAGTGTGTGTATCGCAAGTTTCCGGAACTGGGAAAAGCTAAGAAAAAGAAATAATTGGCCGCCTAAACCGAGGTGCTAATGCCCTTTAAATCTCAAGCGCAGCGTAAATACTTTTACGCTAAGTTACCTCACCTTGCAGAGGAATGGGAAGAACATACCCCTAAAAATCAAAAGTTGCCAAAAAAAGTCAAAAAAAGAAAAAAACCTAAAAGAAAATAATTTAAAAATTTCTCTTAGGGCATATTCAGTTCTCCATTCTCTGGACGCATAAAATTATATCTATGAGCACAAGAGGGTACTATCATCAGCAAAATAATTAATAAAATATTCATCTAGATAGTCGTGCCAACAAGCTTAAATTCAAGTGGTCATTTATCCACCCTGCACTCCAACATACTCCTACAACTGACCCAACCCCAAGGGGAGTTATCGTCCACTGATAAACTTGTGGAATATTCCAATATGTAAGGCAATGAGAAGTTGTAATGGCTGCACAGAAAACTAAAGCAGAAATTAATAGAATTTTTTTCATTGTGCTTAAATGTGCGTGGCTTAAATTTCCATTAGCCTCAAAATGATCAAACCTTTCATTGAAATATCTTATAGGACCAATGCATAAACCGCTCATTTTAAATCTTCCTTACTCCTATAACTGCCGCTCCCGCAAAAATTTTGACATCTCTTTTCATTTTTTTTATACTAAAATAAAAAGTTTACAAGCTCCTGAAACAGGGACTGGGGCATCTCGGTCGACTTGTACGGTGCACGCACCATCGAAGCTTTGGAGAGCAAGTGCGTCATTTTGTGGATAAGCCAAGGAAGGCTTAGTTCGCTCGGAGAGCTCTTTTTAGAGCTTTCTGTTTTAAATAAGGTGATTGAATGTCTAAATGTGATGCCACCGTAGGTAAGGCTGCCTATGAACTTTTGCGCAAACCCCCTGAAAAGATCAATGTCATCGACATGCAAAGGGAAATGCAAAAGTCTACGGCTAAAGAATTGGACGATATCATTAATCGTCATCGTCATTATGAAAAGAAATACTATATACATCTCATGTATCAAAGAGATCGTATTATTCCTAATCTCATAAGACAGAAATTTATTGTGAGGAGAACGAGACCGGAACCCATTTATGATACCACTCTTTTCTCTTATGATAATGAATCATCAGAGCTGAAGTATCATTGGACGATTCCGGATGAAGAAACGTGTCAATATCTATTGTTTAACGAGTCTTCTTTATCTTCAGAAGAGAGACAGCTTTGCGATTTTGTGAAGCTTTTCGCGGACGGGAAGCTGGTTTAAGTTCCTCGCGAAACTCAGCTAGTCTTTCTTCGGTAAAGCGCTTTACAATGGAATGATTGGTCGCCAGTCTCTCTTGAAAGCATTTTTCCCATTCTTTGATTTTTAGATTTATTTCCACTTGGAATTGTTTTTTCCATTTCCAATTTATCCAAGTCAAAAGTCCCATAGTGGCAATTAAGGCCAATGTGGCGATGTGAAATTCTAAAGTTGTCATAAGACCTCCATTTTCTTCTTTTTACATGTGAAAATAATTTTTGACAAAATGTTCGGCAACATGTTAAATAAAAATTTAACTCGATAACGTGAGACCGCGTTAGAGTCATCGAGTTATCCGGAATTTCCGGACAGTTGGCAGATATAGGTATTCGCCATACCAAAAGGTGATTGAATGTCTGAAGAAGAAGCAACGGGCGTAGTTACTGAGGCCGCCGCTCAGGAATCAGGACATTCAGAGAGTCCAGAAACTCCTAAATCAAATGACCAAGATAAAAATTGGCGTGCGATGAGAGAGCAGATGGATGAACTGAAGCGTTATAGCCAGCACTTAGAGCAAGAAGTGCAACGGCTGAAAGCTCCTCCTCCTCAACAGGAAGAAGAGATTGAAGTCGCAGAAGATGATCTCTCCACAGTGGGCTTGACTAAAAAGCTCGCTAAGAAAGAGGCAGCATTGCTTCTCAAAGAATTCATGGCAAAAAAAGATGCCGAATTCGCTGAGCAGCTCGCACGGCTCAAGTATTCGGATTATGACGCAGTGGTATCGAAACAAAACTTGCAGCAGCTCGTGCAAAGAGAGCCTGAGCTGGCGAAGATGCTGATGTCTAACCCTGATCCGGTAGGGGCCTATAAATTGATTAAGAAGATGGGCCTTAATGCAGAAGAGGCAGAGATTCTGAAGCAAAATCAAGAAAAGCCTCGGTCTGCCCAATCTGTTGGCCAAACATCGGCCCTTTCCCAAGCACATGCATTTGCACAAGGTCTGACTCCTGAAGTGAAAAAATCACTTTGGGCAGAGATGCAAGAAGCAATTAAAGCTCGCTAAGAGCTTAAAAAACTTGGGTGATTAAATGTCTATTACAACCACTAGCGTGTTGCCAGCGCCTGTGCAGCAAAGCTTTAGCTATAAGCTGCTAAGCGTACCAACGCCTTATTTTATCCACAAGATTCCTGCGATGCTCAAACAGATGCCGCGAAATGGGGGTACTACGCTCCGCATGCGTAGGTACAATCCACTTCCTACGGCCACTGTTCCGCTCGGAAACTCAGGAATACTACCACCACCTGTGCAGTTGACAGCTGTCAACATCGATGCGCAGATGGATTTCTATGGCCAGTACATTCTTATCAATGAACAGGTCACGTTACAAAACCAAGACCCTGTCTTAAATGAAGCAGCCCAGCGACTTGGTGTCTCTCTTCGTCAAACCGAAGATGAGCTCACAAGAAACATGTTAGCTGGAACAGCCTCGTTTATCAACGCGGTCAATGGTACTAACGGGGACAACCCAACGGAAATTACTCGAGAAGATATTGATGAAGTGATTCGTACTCTTGTGAATAACAATGCGTACACCATCGCTGACAATATTGAGGGTGAAGACCGCTTCGGTACAGCTCCCGTCCGAGATGCTTACTTTGCTTTGGCCAACTCTCAGATTATCGGCTCTTTGGAACAAGCAACCGGATTTATCGCTAAGGCTCAATACCCTTCTCCAATGCTTGCATTGAGACCAGAATAGGGTAGCGTCTCTAACTTGAGATTCCTTGTTTCTTCTATCGGAAGTATTACGCCAAACGCATCTCTTCTTGGAAACGATGTGTTGAACGTCTTCTGCACGGGCTTAGAGGCATATGCTTGCATCGAGCAAGACGGCTACTCTGCAAACTTTATTTACAGACCGCCGATCTACGATTCGCCTTTAGCTCTGAACGCCTCTGTTGGTTACAAATTCGCGGAAGTACCACGAATCACCAACGACGCATGGGTCATTAACTTAAGAGTAACGTTGTAAGGAGGCCATATGAGTACACCATTACATGCATTCGTAACAGGGGCTTTTGTATCTGATGGAACAGCGCTCCCTCTGAAGCTTCCTTCAGACGTTCAGAGATTTTCTTT